TCACGCCTGCTTCCTTTTCAAAATTGTCAGGACCGGTCCGCGAGAATCGGTTGCTGATACCATGTTCGCAGCTTCAATCAGATGCCCGAGCTCAGCGCCCGAGTAGTGACTGGTGATGCTGCCGTTCTTGTGCCCCAGAAGGGCCTTGCGATCTTCCTCGGTTACACCTGCTGCACGCAGCCGGCGACCAAACGTGTGTTTAAGGTCATGGATCCTAATGGATGCATACCCAGGGTGAGCGGGGCGAAGGTTTTCCTCCTGCCAGAGTTTCGCCGCTCTCACCCGAGCCTTCTTCCAGGCCGAGTCGTTCATGCGGTGCATCGCGGTGCCGTTGTATGGGAAAACCCATTCCTTGCTGATACCGCGCTGCTTCTCGATGATCGATCTGGCCACACTGTTCAGCACCACCAGCCGCTCGTCACCGTTCTTCACGCCCGAGCGCTCATGCCTGCCACCAAAGTCGGCAGGTATCAGAAAAACGCTGGTGCCCAGTTCCGGTACCGCAATCTCCCAATCCCACCTCAGCTTGCAGACCTCCTGCTCCCGAGTGCCGGTGTTCACCTTGAACAGCGCCATCGTTTGCAGATGAGCCGGCAACTCTCCAAAAAGAATTGACTGCTCCGGCCATGACATCGGGTACGGCTTTCGGCTCGACTTCTTCTCCTCCAGCTTCGTGAGCATCGGCACGCTATCCAGCCATGGCCTGCGCTCATCATCTCGCCACTTCCTGGCACACAACGACAAAACCCGAACCACACGCTCGATCGAGATATTCACCGTTCTGTTGCTGACACCTTTCTTTACCTTCCCGCATTCCAGCTTCTTCGTCGCCAACCTATCCTTAATGAATGGCACCAGGGCCTGATCATCGATGTGGGTCAGCGGCATATCGCCAATGAAAGAGTCGAGCTGCGAAAGGTGATGCGCCGAAAGCTTGATAGAAGGCTGGTCTTTGAACTCCAGCAGGAAGCGAGTCGCCGCCTCCCGCCAGATTCTCACCTTCTTTACTCCATACACCTTCTGTTGCCGGATCTGCTCCAGCCTGTAGATCAGGTAGCGCTCCGCTTCTTCCCGGTCACCAGTTCCAGTGCTTTCGTAAAGTCGTTCTCCGTTGATTTTCTTGTCGATATGCCAGATACCTTTCCTTTGGGAGAGGCCTGTGATCGATTTTCGCGCCATGATTTATCTCCTTTCTGGCGCTCGCTGCGGGGCGATTGTTGCTCCGTTGCGCCTTTTTTATCAATCGCCTTTGCCTCGACGTACGCCGTGGCCCAGTCGTCCAACTCCTGTCGGTCAAACCCAACGCCGCGGCCGCCGATGGGAAACTCGCTGACGAAGGGCCGGACGGTCTCGTCGAAAATTGCCCGGCACATGCCCAGGTAGCCAGGCGCTTCCTTTGCTCGGATAAATCGCGGTATCAGTTGTTGCGCGCCCATGCCTAACTCCCGCCGGCCGTGGGCCGCGCTGTCTTGATGATGTGGATGGCCAGGCCAAATGTGATCAGCAGCCAGGCGCAGGTGCCCGCGAAGGCGTACAGCAGTGCCTCGGCTGTGCCGGCGTCCAGCAGGTCGAGCCCGAGCCAGCCGAACCAGCCGATGGTTCCTACCAGGTACAGCAAAGCGCCCAGCAGTATCAGGGTGAGTTTCATAGCGAACATGGGGTGTCCTTGCCGCGCTGGGCGGCGTATAGGGGATTGGAGTGATAGCTTTCTGCCTATATTTCAAACAGGACCGAAGCGGTGTACAAAAGGGTTCAACTAAGTTCGTGATGAGGCATGGACGTGTCACACAACTTCGATGCTCCGATAGCTCACGTTTACCGGGGCCACGTGATGGTTCTCAAGTTCGACTGGCGCCGCCCGAACGACGAGAGCCCTGTTGCCGCAAAGATCATTGAGCCAGCACCCATCAATGGGTTGGGTGAGGTTGCCGCAGAGTTAGAAGGCCCTTGGCCTGACTATCCGGCAGCGCTTGATGAAGCGATGGCGGCAGCTGAACGATGGATCGATAGTCAGTTGCCCTGACGACGCTCACCGGCAGGCGTGTATGGGGGATTGGGGTTAGGGTTTTGCTTCGGACTTTCGCTTGCGTGCCGCGATGACCAGGGCTTTCGATGTACTGGCCACTCCGCCGGCAACGTCCTCGGGCAAGATCGCCACCATGCAGTGAGGGCAGAGGGGCGCCATCTTCGTGCTGCGCCAGGCTTCGTCCATAACCTTTGCGGCTCTGCTGCGCATCTGGAAGCTTTCGGCTTCAGCCAGTTCGCGCTGGCGGCGCTTCAGCGAGTTCATGCCGCCGCTGAAAACCCCGACAATGCCAACGAATGCGTCGAAGGGCTCCACCTCGGATTCGCAGTCGCTGCACCAGACGCGGCGCTCTTTCTCGTCGTAGACCAGTTTCTTGTGCTGGCAGGAGCTGGTCGGCCGTCGCGTCATGCCACGGGCAACGCGAAGGTCTTCGATCTGGACGACCTTCACGCCGTATACGTAGTCCTGCGGCTCAATAGGTACGTCGCTCATGGCCTTGGCCCCTTGTAGATGAACACGTAGGCGAACCAGAGGGTGGCGATCATGGCGTCACCTCGTCAGGCTTGTACTTGGTGAGCCGCCACAGAGTGTTGTTGCTCCGGCTGTGGTCCGACTCGACCAGGCCATCGCGTTTCATCAACTCCAGTTCGCGGCGGACTTGCTTGGTGGTGAACGGCTCGATGTGGAACCTGAACCACCAGGTGCAAAACCAGTTATCGCGGGAGCCGCCGGCGCCGCTCATGTACGTGGTGATGCGCTGACGTAGGCTTGATTCACTTTCTTCAGGCATGCCGGGCTCCTTGCCGCTATAGCGGCTGACTTTGAAGGGGGAGGGGTTACAGGTTTTGCGGGTGGAGTACGGATGTACTCCTATGCGGTATTCAGTCATCGCTGCCGGTGTAGGTGCGCCATGGCACCTTCACGCCGTTGACCAGAAAGCCCCAGTCACCGCGCCATTTGCTGGTGATGAACAGGGTGAAGACGCCGCCGGGCGACAGTTCGTCGATGCGGTGGTACTCGCCGTGGTTGAGGCGTGCGGTGTCGCCGGCGCGCCGATCGATGTATTCGGTGGCCTGGGCACCCACGGGTACATTCAGTCCTGACAGCACCGGATCTTCGTGATCAAGCAGGCGCTGCTCCGTGTACCAGCCGCGCAGAATGATGGTGCGGGCGTTCCACGGGTGGTCGTGCAGATCCCTGTCTTCATCGGGCCGCATGATGTGGTGCACACGGAACGACCATGGGCACCACCACAGCGCTGGCTTGTGCGTATCGCGGGAGTAGGGGTTGAACAGCCACCAGCGGCCCATGTACATCTCGGTGCCATCGGCGGACATGATGTGCAGGTATGGGGTGCGCTGGGCGCGGGTGATGAGCCAGGCGGCAACCGCCTGGCGCGCAAGTACCTTGGCGACAAGGCGCCAGAATAGATTGATCACGGGGAGTCCTTGCCGGGCCATGCCCGGGCGGTGGAGTGAGGGAGTTACTTCTTATGGAAGGTTTTGGTCAGCTCGGCGTTGACGCTATTGCCGCGCTTCAGCACGACGCGGGCGAGTGCGGCCCGGTCTTTCTCGCTGTGGCTGGCCTGACTGAGCAGGCCGAAGTAGCTGTTGGCCGTCTCGCGCAGATCTTCGGCAGGAGCCGCGGCGGTACGCTTCAATGCCTGGGCCAGCGAGCGCTTGCGAGTGGTTCGCCGCCACGGCTTGATGACGTGGCCAACGAAGTCAACTCCACGATCCACGGGCTGCAGGATCGTCTTCGTGGGGTTCAGTTTGGCGCCGAGCCTGGGCAGGAACGCTTCGACCTCCGCCAGCCACTGGTTGAGCTGCTGCGGCGACTCATGCAGGAACACGAAGTCATCGACGTACCGAATGTAGTGCTTGGCGCCCAGTCTGTGCTTGGCGAACTGGTCCAGGGCGTCGAGGTAGACGTTGGCGAAGAACTGCGATGACAGGTTGCCGATGGGCAGCCCGAGGTGAGCAGGCTGCGCAACCAGGCGCTTGTGCTGCGGCACCCGATTGAACAGATGGGCCGGGCTGCGGGTCTCGTAGTCTTCACGCGGGTCGTGCATGAGGATCTGCGTAGCCAGGGCCAACCACCAGGGTTCGGTGATCCTGGCCTCCAGCTGCTTGCGCAGCACGGCCTTATCGATGGCAACGAAGAAGTTGGCGAGGTCGCACTTGAGGTAGAAAATCGGCTTCGACCAGTTCTCGCTGGCGCTGCGGATCTTCGATTCAAGCCGGGTGGCGGCGTACAGCGTGCCGCGCCCTGGAATGCATGCACAACTGTCCGCTATGAAGCTTGCGTAGAAGCGCGGGGCCACATGGTTGTACAGCAGGTGGTGGACGACTCGGTCCCGAAAGGCTGCCGCCCATACTTCGCGGGCTTTCGGTCTGGTGACCACGAAACAAATAGATCGGCCTGGCCGGTAGTTTCCGGTGACCAGGTCGTCGTGTAGCTGGATCAGGTTCCGCTCCAGGTTCATTTCGAAAGCCAGCGCGCTGTCGCTGTTGCGCTTGGTACGCCGGCAGTCGTAATAGGCCTGGACCAGATCCTGAAACGGGTAGGGGCCCAAAGTCGAATCTGCGGACGGGGCGGACACGGAGCTCGTTGTTCTTGTCGTTGTTGTTCTGATTGCCATCATCGAAGTTCATGTTGAATGCGTTGTTGGCTGAGCGCTGCGACCTATCGTGCTATCTACGTCACCAAGCCGAAGGCATAGCCGATCAGCAAGGAAACTGCGCAGGACCTACGCGGACGCTTTAGACCGGCGGTATCCCTTGTGCGCATGGCGGTGACCTATCAGGTCAGCGGCACGACCAGATTCAATTCGCACAGACCAGAAAGCCGTAACCTTCAGGTAGCGGGCGCGGTTGGGGTGTAGCGTTTCCAGGCGTTGGCTTGTTTGCCGATCGAGGCCGTTACCTCGATTGCCTTGGCGTGTTGCGGGACGCTGATAAAGCGGTTGTCTTTGAAGAGTCGCATCAGGAATTCGACTACCTGGACCTTCTCTACCAGCAGGGTCAGGTGAGGGCGCTTGTCCTGGGTGGCGTTGGCACGAGCGATCAGCATCAAGACTTCGATGCATTCGTCGATCACCCGCTTTCCCAGTGACTGTTTCAAGTCCCGCGGGATGTTCCGGGTTAGGGTGGTGGCCATGTGGAGCAGGCCCATTGCCGCGTTGTAGATCGCAAGTTCCGTATGCATTGCCATGTGGCACGCTCTCCAAGAGCAACCGGCCGCAAGCGGCCGGATTAAATAAGCGAATTAATCAATAAGCTCGCTGCGGACGGGGCGGACACGGAGCTCGTCGTTCTCGTCGTAGCTGCTCTGAAGGCCATCATCGAAGTACATGCTGAATGCGTTGTTGGCTGAGCGCTGCGAACTCGACCAATACCAGGTGTCGCGGAAGGCTTCGACTCCACCTTCCTGGAAGGCAGTGTGCGCGGTTTGCAGCGGGTCTTCGGCGCTGTATAACCGGCCTACCGGCTCGCTGTGCGGGTTGTCACCGTTGCGCGAGTTCTCCCAGTTCTCTTCGGTGGTCGGCTTGAAGTGGCGGTATTGCAGCTCCTGCACGTCGCGCGCCGGGATTGCCCAGTCGGTGAAGCCGCCAATGTTCAGCGCTAACACTTTCACTGCCAGATCGCTGCCAGCCGTCGCCATGGCCTGGGTGTTGGCCAGGCTGTCGGTGAAGCTGTCGGTACCTTCGATCTTCTCGCCGTACTCGCCCCACTTACCGACCAGTTCATGCGCTGCGCCGGCGGTGATGTGCAGGGAGCGCTTGCCGGTGGCCGGATCGCGGGTAATGCCGGTGACGAAACCTCCACCGTAGGCCTGGCCGATGGCCGGGGTGGTCACTGCCGGTGCTGCTTTCTCAACTGCGGACATGATGCTTCCTCTTTTCGAAGGCAACAAAAAAGGCGCTGGGCGCCCTGGTGTGCCGGATCAAGAACGAATGGTTAAAGGATCAAATAAACAATCTGCGGACGGGGCGGACACGGAGCTCGTAGCCCTTGCCGAAGTCGTACTGAAGGCCATCAACGAAGTCCATGTAGAATGCGGTGTCGGCTGAGCGCTGCGATGATGACCAGTAGTAGCAGTCCTGGGCGAACACCTCGGGACAGTTCAGCCAGCCCTGGTACAGCTCAGCAGCAGCTGGCAGGTAGAAGTCGTGATGACCGTCAGCCTTGTACTCAGCGCAGGCATGCGCCGCTGGGTGCTCAGCTTCGTCGTTACACAACACCTCGGTGTTGGTGTAGCCATTGGTCTTGCTGAGACCTTTCACCTCAACTCCACGGCCGCCCCATTCAAGGCTGCCAACGTCCTTTTCGCCGATGATCAGGTAATGGGCCGGAACATCGCCGCGAGCCTGAGCGAAGCCGCCGTTGAGCCCACCTTGACCGGGCCAGATGGCGCCGAAGGCTGGCACATCAGTTGGGGCGACAGGCTGAACATTCGCCGCCGGCGGCAGCACCTGGGCGAACACGCTGGCAATCGCCAGTTTTGCCAGAGCACTGGATGGCATCTCGATAGACACGTCGCCGTGCTTCAGGGTGATCATTTCGGTTTTCATGCGGTTACCTCAGATAGCCGCCGCCCTCCGGTTACCGGATGCAGCGAGTAGGGTGGGTTATGCTGGTGTTTCGATTTCGTCGTCAGGCTCGGGTGGGTCGTCGGCGAGCGACTTCAGGCCAGCCGCCTTGATGATTTGCGACACCTTTTCAGTTACTACAAAAGGTGTCGTGACACACTTGAGCATCTGCGCTTGAGTTTCGAAGTCAGCGGCGATCAGGTTGATGAGCAGCCGCTGGTGAATGTCCTGCTGGTTGTTGATGCCGTGGGCCTTCATCACCTTGCGAAGATCGCCCTTGAACACCCCGGCCACTTCAACCGTAAACTTCTCGACGCCCAATGCAGCGTCCTTCGCCGCTGCCTTCTCGCGTTTGCGGCGCTGTTTCAAGGCTTCCGCCGTCGGCTGTTGCTCTTCCTCGGCCATGGCCTGATTCCTCTATTCCACTTGCCGGCAATGCCAGCCAGGTCGGTCTGCGCCGCGCGGCGGCCATCTTGCTGATGCGTCTCATGGGGTGTCGGCGAATTTGAAGCCGTTCTCCTGGGCGATCAGCGTCACGCGCTTGATGTGCATGCCCAGGTTCTTTGCTGCAACGCTGGCCACGACGCCCTTGGCTGCTTCGGCGCGCACGGAAGGTGCAAGCTTGTCGCGTTCTTTACGCAAGCGTTCGTGGTGGGCCGTGGTGCCGTTGTAGGGGCCGTCTACACCAACGCCATTCGGTATGACCTGGGCGGTCTTGCCGGAACCGAAGAACGCTTCGAGCTGCTGGTTCAGGTTGTCGATGATCAAGTCGCGCGGGTCAGCCATGGGCACGCCGATCATTGCGCACCGCCCGACAGCGTCACCTTCACGCCGTCTGCGCGAGCCTCAAGGGCCTGGGCGAAGTTGCTGGCTTCCTTCCAGCTCCAGCGGAAGCCCTTCACCTTGCCGGTAGCGCGCTCCACGATGTGGTAGGCGTTGCCGACGTTCTTGATCTGGAAGCGGACCTGCTGCGCCGGCGGCTCTTTGCCAATCATGGCGTAGAACTCGACAGTGGCCAGGCGGGAGCGCATGCGCAGGGCCGCAACCCCGTCTACGCGCTGTTGAATTGATGCGTGCATGGTGGATACCTCAGTGGGTTGCGTTTATTCGTCAGCACCCTGACCGTCTGGTTCGTGCCGGTGGGCCCAGGGGAGGGTGCTGACGGGTAAAGGCCAGTCGTAAAAAAGCCCAGTCGAAACCGGGCTTTCAGTGCGCTTCGTAGACCTCCCTACGTCACGCGGTAAACGCTGTGGCGTCTAGGGTTCGTTGTGGTTCACATGGCTGCCAATCCTCCGTGCTGGGTGGGTTGGATGCAGGTGGGCGGTTATAGGCCGCGATTTCGTCCGCATCGGGGTGTGATCTGTCGTCCGGTCTGGGCTGCCCGGCTTACTGGCTTGCGCCTCCCATATTCCTCCGCTCCGGCTTCCCATTTCTTGGCCCACCCATTGCGGGGCAAACAGATCACACCCCGATGCGGCCTGGTGCTGGGGAGTACCAGGGCCTCGGGCAGTTAACGACAGGCTGTCGTGGCGCTGGTTGTCAGATCACGGCGGTGAGTGTTTTTGAGCCGTCCGCGCGCGAGGTGGTGATGCTCATCCCAACAGCATGATGGCCGCCACGCTGGACAATCCCGGCGCACTTGTTGAAGCGCGGGTCGAACAGCTCATCACCATCTGGCAGGTGAGAGGTGCAGGTTAGACTGCTGCAGTCCTCGCCGTCAGGGCCTTCGCCATCGTGGGCAATGTTGAAGCTGGCGAACATCGCGATGCCATGCTGTCTGGCAATGGCGATGATCTGCTGGATGAGCGGGCTGATCTCGCTGTCGTAGATTTCTTCTTTACTCATGGTCGATCCTCGGTTGTCATCCCTCTGCACCCTGTCGCCAGGGTGCAGAAGTGATGCTTTCCCTCCTATTGCCGCCGGAAGGGGCGGGGCGCATTGCTTGCCGGGTCATTCACTCAGTTCTGGCGTTTCACCATCGAGCAGCCGTACAGGTTTTTCCTGTCGTTGGCAGGCTTTCGGGCCTGTCTGCTCGCCGGTCGCCGGTAGAGGCAATGCGGTCTGTTGTTTGTTGCGCTGGCTGTTAAAGAGCGGTGGTGCTCAGCAGTGGCGGTGTGTCACTGCGATGGAATGAACAATAAGCTAATGCCTAATCATCTGTAAATAGGTAATGCCTAATTATTTTCATGAGTTCGGTGTACTCGATATTCCGTTTTTGGAGATGACTTTCTCGCAAGCCCTGATATAAGCTGCGCCTAAGCTGTATGGATATACAGCATTTGTCTGGGAGGGGATTTCATGGCGAAGAAGCAGGCGGCACTGTCGGTACGGCAAGAAATGAGTGGCATGGAGCGGCTGGGGCTGCGCGTCTCATCGATGATCAATCACCCGGTGGCGCAGGCGCAGCGCTGGGTCACGATTCATCGGCTGGACACTGATGGAGATCGGGAGTGGGAAGAGGTGCTTGGCGTGATCGCCGACACTGATGAGCTCGAGCTGACTCTCAATGATGACGGTAGCGTGACGGTAAGGTGGGAGCAGCAAGAAGTCGAGGAGGTGGGAAGGGGAGAGGTCGAGTTTGAGCCAGAAGAAGAGGCGGCGCCTTTCTGATGGACAATAAAAAGCCCGCTCGCTGGCGGGCTTTCTGTAATGCATGGGGTCATGCCTGCTAAGGCATCTCGCCTGTAGCTATCAAGCTCAGAAACTGCTCTGCATCAATAATGAATGCTCCGGCGTCCTGTGCTTTCGAAACCTTCGTAGGCCCGGCGTTGTCGCCATAGCAGAGAAAAGTCAGAGATTTTCCAGGAGTGCTCATAACTTTGAGTCCTGAATCCATTGCCTTTTGCTCAAGCTCGGCACGGTGCGCCGCCGCAAAGCCAGTGAAAAGAATTTGGTTAATCCCGCCGGGTGGTGTCTTTGGCTGTGGATGGTGGGAAGAGGCGGCCGATACGGCCATGTCCGCTGGACGTGGTTTTGGCAGCAGCTTGGGAGCAGGTGGCGCGGCGTCGTTCAGCAGCAACTCAGCCCCAAAGTAAACCTCAACTATGCGATCTTTCCTGAAGGTTTTGGGGAATGAGTCTGCCGCGGACCTCCCCTGAATGTAGAGCGAGTTCTCTGACCACTGGATCAGCTCGCGCTGACTCAAATCGCCCTTTGCATCCCTGTAACTGAACTTGATGATTTTCACCAAAATCGCTCCTTCGTGATGATCGAGTGTTCAGATCCGTTGCGCCTTCTATTCAGGCTTTCCCCGCAAAATCCTTCCTGCCTTCACCTCGTCCACATACCCCGTCAGCCGATCCTCGTCCGCATGAAACACGGCGCACAACCTCAGCACGGCCTGGGCGTCCGATTCATTCCCTGCAAGGCTAAGTCGCTCCGCGACCCTCATCAGCTCTACGGCTGACCACTTGAGGTCGGAGGCAATGCCTTGTAGGTCGCGCTTAATGTCTTGGTTTGGCTTGGTCAAGGACATAGCGTCATACCGGTTGTCCGTTCCACACGTAAAGCACTCGAGCAAGGATGTGGGTGTCATCCACCCGGATATCCTCGGCGTCGTGGTGCTTGTTGTCCGAGATCATCTTGAAGCGGTCCTTTCCTTTCTTCTGCAGGCGCTTCACGTACAGCATCTCGTCGTGGGAGAAGAGGTATATGCCGTCGCCGGTGAACTCCCGGATCGTGATGTCTACGAGTAGCGGGTCACGGTCTTTGATCGTCGGAGCCATCGATTGACCCCACCCGGTGATCATCTTGAGGTGGAAGTGCTCTTTGAACGTGACACCCATCTCGCGCAAATGCTTGGGGCTGACCCGTATGTCTTGAAGCATCTCTGGGAATTCGTGCGGTATCTGCCCGCCGCCCATCGCTGCGCGCACGTCGTAGTGGGCAATCCATACCTCGTCGCCTACTTGGCCTGGGCGAGAGAAGTCGACGTGTATGACGTTTCCTGAGTCGCTCTGCTCTGCTGCGGCCAGCAGCCTGTTCCGAGCATCCTCTGAAAGGCTTTTGCCCTTGGTCGCCAACATCTGACGGACCATATCCGCTGCAGAAGAAGCCATTGATTGCCCGTCATTACTGCGCTGACCAGGAGAGTCCTCGTTAGCTTCCTCGAGGTTTTCGTAGGAGAAGCCTGGGCGTAGTCCCCAGTGCTCAGGGCCAACGACATCGGAGAAGTAGGCGATCACGTCCATCAGCTTTGATTTATCGATTCTGCCGTTTTTCACCCAGCCTTGTATCGACGGAGGCTTCACGGAGAAGTCGTCTGCGAGATTCTTTTTCGATACGCCCTTGGCGATCCGCGCGGCCTCAATGGCGGCGCCTAATTCTGGTCCGGTAAGCATTGCCTAATTAAGCCTATTGCGTTGTTGGTTAGGCAATGACTTGCCCGTGATAAGGTAATGCCTTATATTCGGCATAAATCTCCAGGAGAGAACTCATGAAGTCAGCAGAAGCGGCCAAAGAAGCATCTCGCTTGCTGGGTAGTCAGGTGGAAATGGCGCGCCTGCTGAAGGTCACTGCACCCACCGTTAATCAATGGTGCTCCGGCGAGCGACCTGTTCCCGCAAAGCGTGCGATTCAAATCGAAGCATTGACCGGCGGCGCCGTAAATCGCGCCGATCTTTGCCCATCTTTTCCATGGGGGCAGATCATTTCTGCGGCCGGCGATGCTGCGCAGCAGACCGCCGCCTGAGATCCCTGCGCAGCACTCCATTGACCAAATGATCGCCTTAGCACTGCAAAGGCGCCACGGAAACAAATTTGAGGTTTTACGAATGGAAGATTTCTTGAGGGCTTGCCACACCACCATCAAGGAAAGTGGGGCAGAAGAGTTGGCTGGGAAGATGTGCCTCTCGCACGTGAGCCTGCTGCAGCGCTCGAACCCGGATAACTCGGCCCACCACCTGACCATCGAGCATCTGTTTGGCGTTCTGCTGCACACCGGCGACATGCGCGCGCTGATTTCACTCGCAGACAAGTTTGGCTACGACCTGGTTGCCCGAGAGAAGCCGGCAGCCAAGCCGTTGATGGTTGCTCTCGGGCATCTGTCCGCCGAGTGCGGGGACGTTGGGCGCTTGATATTCGACGCCGCCGCTGACAACCACATCAGCCAGCACGAAAAAGCTCAGGGCGAGAAAGCCATTCAGGAAGCAATCGAAGCGCTGCACATCCTGCGCGAATCGCTGAAGGCCGCCTGAATCGCTGGCATAAAAAAACCGCCTGGCAGGGCGGTCCTTTCAACAGCAATAAAACTTGTGGGGCCATTATGAACATCAACGCTGCTCCAGGCAATACCCACCATGTCACGACACTTTTAGGGGCATCGCAAAACGTGTCGCGACACACTATGTCGTCACGCGAAATCGCGGAACTGACCGGCAGTAGCCACGACAACGTGCTGAAAACCATCCGGTCCCTGGTTGTAAAGGGTGTCGTTTCTTCAAACGACACCCCCTATGTGCATGCACAGAACGGCCAGGTGTATAGAGAGTTCCTGCTGACCCAACGTGACACCTTGGTGGTCGTCTCTGGATACAGCGTCGAGCTGCGAGCCAAGATCATTGATCGCTGGCAAGAGCTGGAAGCACAGGTCGGGAAATTCCAGATTCCGGCGACATACGCCGAGGCGCTGCAGGCTGCAGCTGACCAGGCACGCGACAACCAATCGCTGCGGCTGGTGATCCTGGATCAAGAACCCAAGGTCGCGGCCATCAAGCGCCTTGCCGCCGCCGGCGGCGCGATCTGCATCACCGACACAGCCAAGCAGTTGCAGCTTCAGCCATCCCGGCTGTTTTCCTGGCTGGAGCAGCACCGCTGGATCTTCCGACGTAAGGGCTCAAAGCGATGGGTCGCTTATCAGCCTCGCATCACATCCGGCTATATGGTCCACAAGGTCACTGCGCTGAAACCAGACCCAGAGACTGGCATCGAGCGTGCTGCGTTCGACCCCATGATTACCCCCAAAGGCCTTGCCTACCTGGCCGAAAAGAATATCGGAGCTTCGCTGTGAGCGTTCAAGCAATGTCATGGGCGCTCTCTTTGCCCGTTCAAACCCTCAAAGACTCCAGCGCTCGGCATGTGCTGCTGTGCCTGGCCAACTATGCCGGCTCCAACGGTACCGGCGCCTTTCCATCTGCTTCCACCCTGGCCCAAGACACAGGCCTATCCGAGCGCACCGTCCGTTACAAACTCGATGACTTGGAACAGTCCGGTCTTATCAAGAAGGGCAATCAGGCTATCGCGGCGGTTCATATTGAACGCCATGACCGCCGCCCTGTCGTTTACGACCTTCAAATATTGCGGGGTGCAAATCCTGCACCCCGTACAAAGCGGGGTGCAGATGACGCAACGGGGTGCAACGCACAACAGAACGGGGTGCAGCCAGGAACAGAACGGGGTGCAGCAGCTGCACCCAATCCACCACTTAACCATCAAGGAACCGAAGAGCAGCTGCAGCAGCGCGAGATTGATGCCGCGCTCGCCGAACAGAACAGCGCCGCCATCGAACCGCAGGATGATCGCCAGCGCTTCGCCATGTTCGCCACCTGGGTTCCGAACGAGAAGGGGCTGTCCGATCAAATCACTATCGCCGGGCTTCCTGCCGATGCCGTCCCTGAGGCGGCGATCCGGGCGTTCATGGGGTTCTTCGTCGCCAAGCCAGCAACCATCGACACCTCCGCCGGCTGGTGCTACCGGCTGGTTCAGTGGGTCAAGCGCGAACGCGTGAAAGCTTCGGGGCAGGGCAAGGCTCCTGACTTCGATGACACCAGCTGGGCGAACGATCTGGGGGATCTGTGATGGAAATCAAGAAGCCACGCAGCACCGAACAGCTGCTCAGCACGATGGGCAATCTTCCGCCGGTAACGCTGGTTCAGCCGAAGCAGTTGCCGCCGGGTACCGCCGACGTCGTGAACGCGCTGTTCAAAGAATTGCAGGCGATTTTCCCGGCCTGGAAACAGGCTTGGCCTGATGCTGAATCGCTGAATGCCGCCAAGCGCAGCTGGATCAAGGCGTTCATCGTTGCAGGGATTACGACCCTTGAGCAGATCCGGTACGGCCTGCAGAACTGCCGGCAGATCGGCGGTGACTTCGCGCCAAGCGTCGGCAAGTTCATCAAATGGTGCCAGCCGACACCCGAGATGCTGGGCATTCCTTCCCACGACAAGGCATTCCGTGAGGCTCTCGAAAACTCCCACCCAAGCCGTTTTGGTGCGCGCACCTGGTCTCATCCGGCGGTCCGTCACGCTGCCTTGCAGTGCGAGCTGCATAACCTCGGCGAATTGATCCCGGAGAAGGCCAGCAAGGTGTTTGACCGGGCTTATGACATCACCATTCGCCGCTTGGTGCAGGGGCTCCCGCTTGAAGAAATCGCCGCGGGCATTGGTTATGACGGCAACAAGTCGGCCGCCGAGCTGGCTTCGGAGCTCACCGAGCGAGTTGCCTGTGCGCAGGTCGCCCGGATGGGAATAAAGACGGATGGCAAGGCTGCCCGCCAAGAGTTGCTGGCCAGATTCGGTATTGGGAGGCGCAATGAGCAAGCTCACGAAGGCCGCGCGTGACCGTGACTGCCAGGTTCGGTTTCCTGGCTGCTCTTGCGAACCGTCCACCACTGTCCTGGCGCACTACCGCCTTGGCGGCACCTGCGGTATGGGCATGAAGCCGAACGACTTCCAGGCCGCCTGGGCATGTGGGTACTGCCATGACATCGCCGACGGCCGCCTGCGTGCGCCAGTTCAGTTGACCCGCGATGAGGTTCGCCTCTACCTGGCCGAGGGCGTCATGCGCACCCAAGACATCCTTATTCGCGAAGGGAAGGTGAAGCTTTGAAGCCGTTCGCCGTGAAGCCATTTAGCCAGAAGCCGGCCCGCGCCAAGTCTGTTGACCGCGAGGGTCTGGAGCAGGCCGCCCTAATCAAGGAGATCAGCCTGCGCTATACGGCAGCCGCGAAGCTGATCTACCACGTCCCGAATGGTGGGCACCGGCACAAGCTGGTGGCGATCAAGCTGAAAGAGCAGGGCGTGAAGGCTGGTGTTCCCGACCTGGTGTTGCCGATGGCTCGCGGCGGGTACTTCGGCCTGTACATCGAATTCAAGGCCACAGCACCACATGACGCCGCCGTTTCCCCGGCCCAGGACGCTTACCTCCAGGCGCTGACCGATCAGGGCTACCTGGCCATCGTATGCCGCGGGCACTTCGACGCCATTGAGGCGATCCGCGCCTATCTACTCCAACCTCAAACGAAGGCCGCCGCATGACCCAGACACTGCTCACTTCATTCACCGATGCCGAGATTCGCCGGCAGGCCGGCAATATCGATATCCGTGACCTGCGTGACGCGCGGTACCCGGGCGTGTACTTCCGCTTCCATCAAAACCGCGAGCGCGGTACGTGGCACCTGGTGGTCGGCAAGAAGTGGGAGAAGATCGCCGGCTTTCCCGAGTTGCCGGTGAAGGGCTTGATCAGCGCACTGCCGAAGATCCGCGAACGCCTGGCGGCTGACCCCAAGGCATCCGCCGCCGCCGGCACGCTGCACACTGTTGGCGAGCTACTCGACTGGTTTACGGCGCGCCAGGCCGTGGACCGAAGCCTGTCAGCGAAGCGCCGATCCACCAACACATCGATCATCTCGTGCCACCTGAAGCCACGACTTGGCACCCTGGCGGTGGAGGATGTTGACCGGTCAACGCTCGACAAGCTGGTCATGTGGCCAATGCAGGCCGAAATGTCGCTGTCCTACGTGCGCCTGATGTGGGGTGTGCTGGTGGTTGCCTTCCGGCAGGCCGAGAAGCTGCGCCTGATCACCGCCAACCCCATCGCCGGGTTCAAGTTCACTGACTTCACCAAGGCCCGTATCCAGCCAAAGCCGTCTCGCTTGCGGGCGGTGCAGCTCGAGGAAGTGATCGGTCAACTGGCCGAAGGGTTCGATCAGCAACCTCAGGACTGCATGCTGGCCCTGATGATGCTGTGCCACGGCACCCGCGCTGGGGAGACTCGGCAAGCCCAGTGGTCCCACCTGACCCTGGGTGAGCAGGGCGAATGGTTCATCCCCACCGAGAACACCAAGACCCGCTGCGAGCATCACCTTCCGCTCACCCACCAGGTGTGTGCCTTGTTGGAGCGGTACCGGGACTGGCAGTCGTCCAAGGGCTACAAGGGCACCTACCTGTTCCCAGCTCGCACACGTGGACCGATGAGCGATAGCCAGGCCTGTGCCGTGTTCACCCGGCTGGGCAAGGGCGAGTGGACCAGCCATGACCTGCGCAAGGTTGCCCGCACTGGCTGGACCGACCTGGGTGTCGACTTCCTGATTGGCGAGATGCTGGTGAACCACACGATGACTCGCAACGTGCAGACCTACATCCATACCTCGGCGGAACTGCTCAAGCGCGAGGCATTGAACAAGTGGCATGACTGGTTAGACGGGAAGGGTTTCAACCTGATTCACCGCTCGACCATGACTAGAAACGGAAATTCGCACAATGACGCCGAGGCCTTTAATGGCGCGGCCTCTAGCCAAATTCAGAAACCATAAAAGGCGAGGTTTAAAAATGGCATTTCATCACGCTATTGCCTGCAAATCTTGCAATGCAATCAGCCGCGTCGACCGCCACTGCGCCGACTTCTACAACTCCTTTGAGAGCCTAAAGCTGTGCGGGCACTGCGGGACAAGGAATGGCTGGCGGGACACCGTTGTGGTCTGGGTGCCTCGGTGGCGGTGGTTCAACCCTTTGACCTGGGGCTCTGGAGAATGGATCGAATGAGCATTATGAAGAAGTCCCACGGCCCAGCGTTCCGCGCCGCGCAGCTTGACCTGGCCAAGTGCCCGGCATGCCGCGGTCGCGCGGTGATCAAGGGCGTCTTCCATGAACTGGCCTGCGTGCAGTGCAACGCCTCGGGATGGGTTACCGCCGAAACCGGCGAGGCGCTGCCGCTGGAGGTGCTGGTGACGCAGCTGAGCATTCGGCTCCAGGCTGCCGAGCACCAGATCACCCAGTTCAACTGCTTCAAGCCTGCCGGTGCTGAAGCGCAATACAACGAGAACAACCGCCGTGGCGCAGGTGCCACCAACTTCACAGGGGATTGAGCCATGGCCTTCACACCGAGCTTTAGAGAACGCACTGCCGAGGATCTGCTGGAGCATTGGGGCCGCTGGGTTGTACTGGGCTCTGGTGTGTCGTGCTGCGCCTCACGCGAGAACACCGTCCTGTCGCCAATGATCACCGATGACGATGCCCTGATGATCGATGGTTTGATGGGCCGACTGCTCAAGCGCTACCCGGAATGTGGCCAGGTGCTGATGAAGTATTACACCAGGCTCGACAGCTCCTTAATGGAGGTCGGTAAGAAGATGGGATTCGGGGAAGAGAAGACGCGGCAGCTCTGGAAGGCAGGTGTCGCGTGGATTGACGGCGCTTTAGATATTCGCCGCCAGGCCGCTTGACAGCCCCGGTCCCTGCATATAGATTTCAGTTACTTTGCGGTTTTTCCGCGAGCAAAGCCCGACCCTAGAGTTGGGCTTTTTGCTTTCTGGAGATGATCAAAGCCCGGCGGCAACGTGCAGGGGTAACAGTCAGCGTGGGGACTGGGGGGAAACGCCACGACAGAGACCTGACAGGGTCTCCATCTTCACCCACATTGAGCCTCGGCATTTGCCGGGGCTTTTTCGTTTTCGGCTCCACCACACCCATCGCGCTGAGATGGGAGTGCTGTTGGGGCTGATCTATTCACTCCCCGAAAGGGAGGAACCTGAGATGTCGAACATGCCAGACAAACCAGATACCTGGCTCATCGTGCTTGCATGGCTGAGTCAGCATTCGCCGACTCTATATGCCGCAGGCTTATCTGCATTGATGGCTGGTATCAGGATCATCTACGGCGGCGGGACCCGGCGCCAGGCTCTGCTCGAGGCCGCAATCTGCACCTTGATCACGATAGGACTGATCCCGGTCCTTGAGTACTTCGGACTGCCGCAGAACCTTGCGACGGCGGCCGGTGTGTTTATCGGATTCTTGGGTGTTAAGAAGCTGGCCGACTTTGCTGATCGGGTTGCGGAGTTCAAGTTTCCCAGTCGCAAGTCTGAGTGATGGCTTGCAGTGGATGCGCCGCCCGGCGCGAATGGTTCAACAAGATGAAGAGGCTGGCCTATGAGCGAGCAAGCGAATTGCTTACAGGCCGAGATGTTGGCCGAGATGAAGAAACAGACCGCGCTGCTGGAGCGGATGGAGGAGCACCAAGCGCTACTGATCCAGGCGCTGGCAGAGGATCAGGCCGAGCAGGACCCTGATGCCCGCCCGCTGACGTACATGGATGGCACCCCGTGCCGCTGAGACCGCAGAAGCCGTGCAATGCCCAGGGCTGCAACACCCTGACCCGTAACCCTCGGTACTGTGATGATCACGCTCACCTACTCAAGAGCTCGACCTGGGCGAAGCCCCGAGAGAGCAGCACCAAGCGCCACTACAACTATAAGTGGCAGCAGGCCCGGGCTGGTTGGCTGGCCAAGCATCCGCTGTGCAGATTCTGCGAGCAGGGAGGCAAGGTGGTCGCAGCGACGGATGTTGACCACATCATCCCGCACAAAGGTGACATGACCCTGTTCTGGGATCGTGACAACTGGCAGAGCCTGTGTGGTCCGTGCCACTCCAGCAAAACGGCCTCCGAGGACGGTGGTTTCGGCAATTCCCGGCGCTGAAAACAGAAAAATTGCCGAAAAGCAGTGGAAAACGACCAAATGAGAACGATTTGCGCAGAAAGGGAGGGGGAGGGTCGAAAGTCTGGGCCTTTTCGCTTCTAGACCGCGCCCTCAATCGTTTTTTTACACCCGCGAAATTAAAAATTCAGGAGTTGCGCGATGGGAGGCACCGCCACGGTCGCCGGCCGTGGTCGCAAACCCAAGCCAACGGCCAAAAAAGCGCTCGCCGGAAACCCAGGCAAGCGCGCGCTGAACACAGCCGAGCCGCAGTTTTCAAAGATTACCCAGATCGATCCGCCCGAGTGGTTCACCCCTCGGGCCGCCACTATGTGGAACATGATTGTCCCTGAGCTGCTGCGCGAGAACGTGGTGGCTATCACGGACCTGCACAACGTCGAGGCCTTCTGTAGCGCCTACGACAACTGGCGGCTGGCCCAAGAGTCGATCCAGCAGCATGGCATCGTCGTTACCGGTGCCACCGGTGGCCCGATGAAGAACCCTGCACTTACCGCCGCCAATGAAACGATGCGCCAGATGGTTACGTTCGGTTCGATGCTGGGCTTGGACCCGGCGAGCCGCACACGGCTGATCGGCGGCAACAAGGAGAAAGAAACCAACGAATTTGCCAACCTGCTGAGAACCTGATGACCAAATCTGCCCACCCCAATGTCGACAAGGCGACGGCGTGGGGTCGGTCATTGCTTCGCGGTAAGGTCCCGGCGTGCCGTTATATCCACCAGGCGGTGCAGCGTCACTTCGACGACCTGGCCGCCAGTCGCAAGCGTGGGTTCAAATACAAGTTCGACGCTGCCAAAGCTGAGAAGAAGCTCAGGCTGATCCAGCTTCTGCCACACACGAAAGGCGAGTGGGCATTCAAGCGTCAGCTGATTAGCCTTGAGCCCTGGCAGTTGTTCGGCCTGGCCGTCACGTTTGGTTGGGTCAAAAAGAAAGGCGGCCACCGTCGGTTCCGTGAAAGCTACTGGGAAGTGCCACGAAAGAACGGCAAATCCGTTGTCGCAGGCGGCGTGGGCATCAGCATGTTCGTTGCCGACGGCGAGTTCGGCGCCGAAGTGTATGCCGGTGCGACCACCGAGAAGCAGGCGTGGGAGGTATTCCGCCCGGCCAAGTTGATGGTGAGCAAGTCGCCCATGCTGATTCAGGCCGCGGGCATCGAGGTCAACGCCTCGAACATGAACATCCCATCCGACTTCAGCCGCTTCGAACCACTCATTGGCAACCCAGGGGACGGCGCTTCACCCAGCTGCGCGATCGTCGACGAATACCACGAACACCCAACGTCGGCCCAATACGACACCATGCTCACCGGTATGGGGGCACGCAGGCAGCCGCTGATGTTTATCATCACCACCGCCGGCGCCGATATCGAAGGCCCTTGCTACGACAAGCGCCGTCAGGTCGTTGAGATGCTGGCCGGCACCGTGCCTGACGAAGAGTTGTTCGGCTGGATATGGACGCTCGACGAAGGCGACGACTGGACCGATCCGAAGATGCTCGCCAAGGCCAACCCGAACCACGGCGTCTCGGTGTTCCAAGAGTACTTGGAGAGCCAGCAAGCCAGGGCGATACGTTCGGCGCGGTTCGCAAACACCTTCAAAACGAAGCACTTAAACCTTTGGGTGAGTGCAAAGTCCGGCTTCTTCAACATGGAAGACTGGAGATCCTGTGAGGACACCACGCTCACGCTCGAGCAGTTCGAGGGGCAGGAGTGGATCGCTGGTTTCGACTTGGCCCGCAAGCTGGACATGAACTCAAGGGCGCGCCTGTTTTGGCGAGTGATTGACGGGAAGATCCACTACTACAGTGTCGCGCCAAAGTTCTGGGTGCCCTATGACACCGCGTACGACAGCGACAACAAGCGCATGTCTGAACGGTTCCAAGCTTGGATCAATTCCAAGCATCTGGAAATCACCGATGGCGCCGAGATCGATTACCGCGAAATCTTCGAAGACACAAAGGAAGCCAATCACCAGGCGCCGGTCCGCGAGTGCCCGATTGACCCGCACGGCGCAACGGGCCTCAGCCACGATCTTGATGACGAAGGCTTCAGCCCGATCACGATCACGCAGAACTACACCAACATGTCCGATCCCATGAAGGAGCTCGAGGCGGCCATCACCGCCGGCAGGTTCCATCACGATGGTCACCCGATCATGACCTGGTGTATCGCCAACGTGATCGGTAAACACATGCCCGGCAACGACGATGTCGTGCGGCCCATCAAGCAGGGCGACGACAATAAGATCGACGGCGCCGTCGCGCTGATTATGGCTATAGGCAGGGCGCTAATCCTCGCCAACGACAACAGCGGCAACATCAGCGATTTCTTTTCGAAACCTATCATTGTTGGATAAATCACCCATGGATACTGGCCTGATCCTCTTCATTGTGGCGGCCGTCGCCGCGCTGTGCCTGTTTGTCGCCGGCGTATTTGTCTTGGTCGGTCTCGGCTGGGCACTCATCGCCTGCGCTGCTTCTTTCTTGGCTGCGGCTGGATTCATCCGTAAGGGGTTGACTGGTGAATAAACCTATCAAGTCAGTCCTGCGCCAGGCTCTATTCAAATCCGCCGAGCCTGGATTTGTGAAGTCCTCGCTTGCTGGCTGGGTAGGTCGGCGCATTGGCCTGGGTGACGCTTCATTCTGGAATGGTTACTACGGCACTGATTCCGCGTCGGGAAAAACGGTGAGCCAGCAGACAGCGCTTCAGTTATCGACGGTGTGGGCTTGCGTACGCCTCATCGCCGAAACCCTGGCCACCCTCCCGATCGCACTTTACGAAAATAAGAACGGTGTGCCAGAGGTGGCCGCTTCGCACCCCGTACACCGGGTGATCAGCGAGCAGCCGAACGCCGACCAAACCCCCGTTGAGTTCTGGGAATGCGTGGTGGCCAGCTTGCTGCTCAGCGGCAACAGTTTTAATGAGCCTCATTTGGTGGGGCGCGATCTGTCTTCGTTGGAGTTTATCCTCCCTCAGTCGGTTTCTCCGCCTCGGCGCACTAGCAGCGGAGCGATCGAATACCGGTTCATCGACAGCGAGGGTAAGCCTCATACGCTACTCGATGAGCAAATGATGCACACGCGTGGGTTCGGGACCGATCCCATGTGCGGCTTGAGCCCGCTTGCCATGGGTCGCAATGTATTCGGCGCTGCTATGGCTGCCGATGAGTCGGCCAGCAAGATGTTTGCCAACGGCATGAAACTCGGCGGCGTTCTGTCCACAGACCAGATTCTCAACAAAGCCCAGCGGGAGGACATCCGAGAGGACATGGCTGCCAAGTTCGCCGGCGCGGTGAACACCGGCAAGACGATGGTGCTGGAAGCTGGCATGAAATATCAGCAGGTGTCCATGACGCCCGAAGATGCACAAATGCTCCAAACCCGAGCCTTCAACGTCGAAGAGATCTGCCGGTGGTTTCGTGTTCCTCCTTGGATGGTGGGCCACACGTCGAATAGCACCAGCTGGGGCACCGGTATGGAACAGCAGATGCTCGGGTTCCTGAGCTTCACTCTACTTCCCTGGATGAAACGCATCGAGCAGAGCATTAATCGTCGCCTTCTGCGCCCTGATGAGCGCCGCCGATTTTACGCAAAGTTCAATCCAGAGGGCTTGCTTCGTGCCGATAGCGCAGCTCGCGCAGCGTTCTATAGCTCCATGACACAAAACGGTATCTATACCCGAGACGACTGCCGGATCAAGGAAAACCTTGCACCCATGGGCGGTAACGCGGCGAAGCTCACCGTCCAATCCAACATGCTGCCAATCGACAAGCTTGGCGAGGGCTCTGGTGATGCCCAGCAAGCGCGTTCCGCGCTGCTGGACTGGCTCAACGAAACCCCCAAGGGGAACCAGGAATGAAACGGAAAGACCAGTCCCTGGCGGTGAAGTACCGCTCATTTGATTACGACGTAAAGGCTGTCAGCGATGACGGCCTTTTTTCTGGCTACGGATCGGTGTTCGGTGTCGTCGACAGCTACAACGAGGTGGTCGCGCCTGGCGCTTTCCTCGACTCAATCGCTGAACACAAGGCCAAATCCCGATCCTTGCCGGTGCTTTGGCAGCACCGAACTGGCGAGCCCATCGGTGATTGGTCCATGGAATCGTTGAAGGAAGACGAGCGCGGTCTTTTTGGCGACGGTTCGCTGTGGATGGCTGAAGCGCCATATGCGCGAATTGCTTATCGCGGGATGAAAACTCGTTCTATCACCGGCCTTTCCATCGGCTATTACGTTCGGGAATCCACGTTCGACGAAAAAACCCGGATCAGAACCCTGACCAAACTCGACCTGGTCGAGATTTCCATCGTGACCGTGCCGGCCAATGATGAGGCCCGAACCGACACGATTAAGTCGAAGCTGGCCCATGGCGGCCTGCCTTCACTTCCTGAATTTGAGCTGCTCCTGCGTGAGGCAGGCTTCTCGAAAACTCAGTCCGCGGTGATTGCCAATCGCGGCCTGCAGCATCTGCTCCGGAGCGAGTCCGCGGGCGACCTGGCAGCAATTGAAGTGGTCGAGGCGCTCAAGTCGCGCCCAGCACTGTCCCTCCCTTCGTTTTGAGGATTCACCATGCATAACGCCATGAGCAACCAGGCTCGCGCCGAAAACCGTCAGATGCAACGCAAGGAGCACTCCGACGACAAGGTCCAGCTGAAAGCGGTAACCGAACTGCTGGACCAGCGCGACCAGGAAATCAAAGCGTTCGCTGAGAAGGCGAACAAAGAAATCAAAGAGCACGGCACCATTCTGGCCGATACCAAGACCGTTCTCGACGGCCTGGTAAAGGATGGCCTGGGCTTGCAGGATCGCCTGCAGGACATCGAGCAGAAGCTGGCTCGCCGCTTTGCGGCGAACGATCCAACTGACGCCAAGTCGGTAGGCGAAGAGCTGTCCGACTCGGAGGACTTCAAGGCCCTGCAAACTCGCGGCCGTGGCATCGCCCGCATTGGTCGCAAGGCCGTCACCAACATCACCAGCGCAACCTCCGGTACTGGCGGCGTGGGCGTTGGCATCCAGCCCACGCGGGTACCTGGCATCGTTGCAGATCCGGAGCGTCAATTCGTCATCCGCGATTTGATCATGCCTGGCCGGACCGGCTCCAACGCTGTCGAGTTCGTGCAAGAAAGCGGCTTCCAGAACATGGCGGCGATCCAGGCCACTGAAGGCGCAGCGAAAGCCCAGTCGGATATCTCGTTCGCTTTGAAAACCACCAACGTGGTGACCATCGCGCACTGGTTCCGCGCCTCCAAGCAGGTTCTGTCCGATATCCCGCTGTTGCAGAGCTACATCAACGGCCGCGCGATCTACGGCCTGAAGTACAAGGAAGAAGAGCAGATCCTCGCCGGTAACGGCGTGGGCGGGAACATGCTCGGCCTGATCCCTCAGGCATCCGCTTTCAACAACGCCCTTCGCAAAGCCGGCGATACCAAGATCGATACGCTGCGTCGCGCCATCCTGCAGGTACGGATCGCCGAATACCGCGCCTCGGCGATCGCACTCAACCCCGTCGACTGGGCTGATATCGAGCTGACCAAGGACAGCACGGGCTCCTACATCTGGGTCAACGTCCAGGAAGGCGGCGCACAACGTCTGTGGAAGCTGCCTGTTGTGGACAGCAACGCTGTTCCAGAGGGTGAATTCCTGGTGGGCGCCATGAACATCGCGGCTCAGATTTTCGACCGCGAAGAGGCGGCCGTCGAAGTTTCGACTGAAGACGGCGATAACTTCCGTACCAACATGGTCACGATTCGCGCGGAAGAGCGCCTGGCTATGGCTGTGTACCGTGAAGAATCCTTCGTCCACGGTGAATTCGACGCGCCGTAAGGCTTCGACACCTCATAGGAGCGCACCTGGGAAACCGGGTGCGAACACCGATGCCAGACATCACTGTAAAAGCGATCAAAGGCTTCAATACCGACGGCCTGGATTCAGGCGAAAAGTATGTGAAGCGTGGTGCGGAATTCACCGTGGATGAATCGGTGGCGCGCGATCTCCGCCGTAATGGCCTGATCGAGGAATACGACGTGAAGAATTCTGCTTCCCCGGAAAACAAGCAGGCCCCAACCCCTTCGAATAAAGCTGCGCCAAAACCCGCAGCCAAGAAAAAGGCCGACTGACCATGAGCGTGATCGACATCGGACTAGCCATGAAGCATCTGCTTGCAGAGCCTGAGGATCAGGACCTGGTGCAGTCGCAATTGGACGGCGCCGAGGAGGCTGCTCAGCAGTTCCTGCAACGCCGGTTCTTTGCCGATCAGGCCTCTGTGGATCTCGCAAAGTCCACCACTCTTCAGCGGAACCAGGCGGCGCGCGCCACTTACCGCGCCGCGCTGCTGGTGGCTGATGCCCCTGAAAACTCTGACGACCGGTGCCGGCTGCGTGAACGTGCTCGCCAGACCCTGGCGGATACCTTCGAGGCAATCGACATGGACGAGTACGGGATTGTGATCAACAAGGGCATTGAGGCGGCTTGCCTGCTCAAGCTCGGCCACCTATTTGCGAACAGGGAGGAGGTGGTGACGGGCACTATTGCTACTGAGCTTCCGCTGACCAGCAAGGCGTTGCTGATGCCTTACCGCATCCGGATGGGTGTGTAATGCGCGCCGGCAAGTTGAGGCATCGAATTACCATCCAGCGCCCCAGCTTTGTGCAAGATCCAGTGACAGGCGAAATGGTGAAGACATGGATCGACGCCTGGGTGAGCGTTCCTTCGGATGTTGACCCCGTATCTGTAACGCAGTTTGTAGCCGCTGCGGCACCGCAGAACAAAGTTACCGCCCGCGTGGTGATTCGTTACCGTGCTGGCGTGGATGGGACGATGCGCATACTTCATAGAGGCAAGGTCTACGATATTCAGGGCGTGCTGCCGGATACTGAAAGCGGGCTTGACTATCTGACGATGCCCTGCAGCGAGGGTGTGAACGATGGCTGATGGTATGGAGTTCAGCATCACCGGCTTAGATTCATTGCTCGGCAAGCTTGAGGCGGTGACCTACGACCTAAAGCGCAAAGGTGGGCGCTCCGCGTTGCGCAAGGCTGCGCAGTTGGTTGCCAACAAGGCAAAGGAGGGCGCCGAGAAGCTGGACGACTCGGCTACCGGCCGGTCGATCGCCAAAAATATCGCGCTTCGCTGGAATGGACGACTGTTCAAGCGGAGCGGTGACCTGGCCTTTCGAGTGGGCGTTCTGCATGGCGCCGTACTGCCAAAGAGGGGCTCCAGCCCCGACCTTTCGGCCAATGCGCCAACCCCGCACTGGAGACTCCTGGAATTCGGCACCGAGAAAATGCGGGCCACGCCATTCATGCGCAAAGCCCTTGCGGACAACATCAGCGTGGCGACTGACGCGTTTGTCACTGAGTACGAGAAAGCAATCGACCGCGCTATCAAGCGCGCAGCCAAAAAGGCCGCTCAATGAAGTACCCACCAATCTTTCAGGTTGCTACCGCTGATCCTGGTGTTACTACGCTGCTGGGTACGAATCCGACCCGGCTCTATTTGTTCGGCCTGGCTCCGGATAATCCAGTGGGCACGTATTGCGTCTGGCAGATTGTCAACGGATCACCTGATAACTACCTGGCAGGCCGGCCGGACGTCGAGAGTCACGCGCTGCAGATCGATGTCTATGCTGCCACAGCGGCTGAGGCTCGCGCCGCCGGCCAGGCTTTGGAGTACGCCGTCGAGCTTTCTGCCTCCGTGGCCAGCTACAACGGCGAAAACCGCGACACTGAAACAGGCCGATACCGCTATAGCTTCAGCGTGGACTGGATCGTCCGCCGATAACCAAACCTCAAACCCAGCCCGCCAAGTGCGGGTATTTTTTTGCCCGACATTTGGAGAATGCCATGTCGATCCTTTCCCAAGGAACCCAGATCTACGCACTGGTCCCGCCGCTTTCCGGCACCGGGCCTATGACGGTTATGGAAGTTGAGTGTGCCACCAGCTTCGACCCGGGCGGCTCCCCTGCCGAGCAGATCGAAGACACCTGTCTCAGCGCCGATGAGCGCAGCTACAAGAAAGGCTTGCGCACCCCTGGCCAGGCCTCGCTCGGCCTCAACGCTGACCCAAACAACGCGAGTCATATTCGTCTGCATCAGCTGTCGGAAGCCAATGGCGATACCACCATCAAATGGGTTGTGGGTTGGTCGGATGGCAAGGACATCGTGCCGACGATCAGCACCGAGGGCGATGACTTCGAGCTGCCGCCGACGCGAACCTGGTTTGCCTTCCAAGGCTACGTGGCCGACTTCCCATTCACCTTCGCGCAAAATGCCGTGGTTGCTTCGACCGTGTCGATTCAGCGCTCGGGCGGTTCCGCCTGGATTCGTAAGGTCCCCGCATAATGGAACTGAACATTGCGAACCTGAAAAAATCGAAGGCCTTCACCGCGCGGCCGGTGGCCAAGGAAATCGAGTGGGATGGCGCCAAATTCACCTGCTACGTCCGGCCACTCTCGTACCAGACCGCCGTTGGCGACATTGCTGCCCACCGTGGTGCTGACCCGCTGGCCTGCCGAATTGCCTCCAGCATCTGTGATGCCGATGGCAAGGCGGTGTTCACCGTGGCCGACATCACTGGCGAGGCCGATCCGGATAAGGGCGCACTCGACCCTGACTTGACCAACCTGCTGCTTATCGCCATCGGCGAGGTGCAGAACTCGGGAAAGAAGAAGCGCTAGACCCATCTGATGAGCTTTGGTGCGAGCTGGTCATGAACGGAATCGGCGGCCGCACCATTGCCGAAGCGCAGGAGCGCATGACCTATTCCGAGTTTGTGGTCTGGATGAAGTTTCGCGCCAAGCGCGGATCGCTGCACCAGGGCATGCGCATCGAGATGGCTCTGGCGCAGTTTCAAGCTTTTTACGTCAACTCGAAGACCGGCAAGGATGCGCCTCGGCACTATCAGCAGGACTTCGCGCCGCACATGGATCCGCGTGTCGAGTCGCTGGAGGAGGCTGTAGCGGGTTGGGCGTGATGATAGGCCTGGATGATGGTAGATTGGGGCTTTGTGGATAGGGAGATAGGTCATGCGGAAGAGCGTTTTGTTGTTAGCGTCATGTGTCCTCGCGTCTTGCGCTACCCAATATGGAAAGCCAGTAACCCAGGCTCAGCTTGATCAGATAAAGCAAGGAGTGACGACAAAGAATGATTTGATCAGCAGCTTCGGAAGTCCACTGGCAACCTCCAGAAACTCCGACGGAACGCAGGTAATGTCCTGGGGATATGCGAAAGTCGGTTTCGTCGGCTCCAGCTATAGCAATCAAGCTTTAAGCGTGATTCTCGACTCGTCTGGGAAAGTTGTCAGTTTTACAACGACCGAGACGGCGAACCCTTATCAATAGGTTTTCAAATAAAACTTATAAGCCCGCCTTGTGCGGGTTTTTTTATGCCTGGAGTAAAATATGGCCGGCTCCCTTGGCACTCTAACGCTTGACTTGATTGCCAAGATCGGCGGATTTACTGGTCCACTTGATAAGGCATCAAGAAACGCAAAGAAAAATAACAGTGAAATAGGAAAGTCTTTTGATAATTTAGCGAAGGTAGTGGGAGTTGCTATTGGCTCAATTCCTGCTGTTGTCACCGGTGTTGTAATAGCGAGTGCATCCGCGGCAAAGGAGATAGGGAATCTAGCGGCATTGGCAGGGCTTGGCAGTGAAGAATTTCAGAAGCTCGCTGCTGGTGCTCGATCTGTAGGTGTAGATCAAGAAAAGCTGTCTGGTATATTTAAAGACACGAACGATAAAATTGGCGATTTCATTAATACGGGCGGAGGAGAATTAAAGGACTTCTTCGCCAATATCGCCCCTAAGGTCGGAGTAACAGCCGATCAGTTTAAAAAGCTCAATAGTCGCGATGCCCTGGCGTTGTATGTGACCAGCTTGGAAAAGGCAAATGTAAGCCAGGCTGAAATGACTTTCTACATGGAGGCCATCGCGAACGACTCAACGGCGCTTGTTCCGCTTCTCAGAAATAACGCCAAAGGATTTCAGGATCTTGGATCGGCAGCTGATGCTGCTGGCGTGATCATGAGCGACAGTACTATTTCTTCAGCAAAGAATTTCGGTTTTGAGCTTGATAACTTGCTCGGATATGTGAAGTCTGTGCAGATCGCACTCGCCGCCGAGTTCTCTCCACTGCTGCTTCAGGCGAGCAAGGACCTTAAACAGGCCGCAATCGACGCTGGCGGCGTAGGTCCAGCAATCAAGAAAAGTGCAGCCCAGGCGGTGGAGGCGATGGCATTCATCGTCGATGCGGGCGATAGCGCTGGACGTGTTTTCAGGGTTATTTCCGCCGAGTTTGATGGGCTGGTAGCGAGCGCAGCTGGCAGCATAATCGCTGGCGTGTACCAGACGTTAAGCCTCCTAAATAAGCTGCCCGGCGTCGATCTGTCCTCTCAGCTCGGAGAGTTAGAGAATAACTACACGTCCCAAGTGGCTGCTGCCACAGATGCTACGGAGCGGATGCGGTCAGCCCTTGAAACGCCATTGGCGGGTACAGCATTTCTTGATTATTACAAAAAGGCAAACGAGAACGCCAAAGAGCTTCTGGCAACGAATAATTCCTTAACCAAAGGAACCGGTAGCGGAGTTGATCCAGCCAAGATCGCTGCCCGTGCCGCAGCCGAAAAAAAGTCTGCAAGTGAAGCTCTTTCAGCTGCCAAGAAGATTGATGACGCGTTCAAAGCGACTGAAATCGATTATAAGCGGCAGATTCAGCTTATTGAGGAGACTTCCGGAAAACAGGGCAAGGCTTCTGAAGTTGCACAACTCGCTTTCGAGCTGGAATCAGGAAAACTTAAGGGAGTCAGTGTAGAGCGGCAGAAGGTGCTCAAAGACTTAGCCTCCGAATTAGATTCAAAAATAAAGATCAAAAAGCAAAACGAACAAGATCTTAAACTTGCGACTTTGGCGGCCAATCTTAAAGACAGCAACACAATTATTAAGCAAGGCTTCGAGATGGAGTTGGCAGGGGCGGGGTCAGGCGAAAAGCTCAGGGGGCGGCTTAAGGAAGATCTTGCGATTCAACAGGACTACGCTCAGCAAAGAGCCGAGATGTACAAACAGTACAAGGAGGCTGAACTGCAAGGGGATCCTGACGCTAAAAATACGTATGACGAAGAAACGGCATTGCTTGAAAAGGCGCTTTCTGAGCGCATGATTATTCAGCAAAACCACTACAGAAATCAGGATAAATCCCAGGAAAATTGGATTGATGGTGTTAAGGATGCTTGGCGCAATTATGTTGATGCTGCTACCAATTACACTGCGATGGCCGCTGATGCGACTTCTTCGGTGCTTGATAACGCTAAGAGCGGCCTCAGCACTTTCCTCTCGGATGTGGCGAGCGGAGCAGAAGATGCGGGTGATGCGCTGGGCGATTTGATTTCTAACTTTGCAAAGTCAACATTGCAGGCCCTTTCCGATATGGCTTCCCAGTGGCTGGTGTACCAGGCCGTGCAGTTGCTGGTCGGAAAAACTACGCAGGCAAGTGCGGTCCCAACTCTGGTAGCCAATGCCCAGGCAACGGCGTTCCAGGCGAGCCTGGCAGCATTTGCGTCGACTGCCGCTATTCCTATCGTCGGTCCTGCCGCAGCCCCGGCCGCTGCGGCTGCCGCTGCAGCAGCAACTGCCCCCATGGTGGCTGGCGTTGCCAGTGCTGCCCTTGCTGGTATGGCTCACGACGGTATCGACGCGGTGCCCGAGACGGGCACCTGGCTGCTTCAAAAGGGTGAGCGAGTCACAACGGCCGAGACCAGCGCCAAGTTGGACAGGACGCTTGACCAGCTACGCGCAAACTCAGGAGGCGGCGGTGGCGGAGGTCTCACCATCAATGCGCCCGTTAACGTTCAAGCCCAGCCAGGCATGAGCGGTGATGATGCGAGGAAGCAAGGCGAGGCGATGGGCCAGGGGCTAGTCTCGGAAATTCGTCGCGTTCTTCAGGGTGAAATGGGGCAGGGCGGCATGCTCTGGAGGCGAGTCTGATGGCGGAAACATTCAGCTACTGCGTTCAGCTCGGCGGAGATGGTGAGATCAGCCAGCGAACTTGGGAGAATGACTTCGGTGATGGGTACACCCAGGCCGGCGGTATCGGAATCAACACCAAGAGCCAGACCTGGAACCTGTCGCATACCGGCGCCCTGGCTGATGGTCAGGAACTCCCACTTGTTTGGGCTTTCCTAGACCGCCACGAGGGATACAAGTCGTTCCTCTGGACGCCGCCAGGTGGCGTGCAAGGCCGGTACCGTTGCAATGGCTACAAGCCGCGGCCTCTTGGTGCTGGCTTGTTTACCCTGACCTTCACTTTCAAACAGGTCTACACCCCCTGACCTTAACCATCACCAAGCCCCGCCAAGTGCGGGGTTTCTTGTTTTTGGGGCCCTATGAATTACAACACTGATCTTCAAAAGCTCGAGCCCGGTAACCAGATCAGGCTTTACGAGTTGGACGCTACACGCCTGGGCGCTACGGTCTGGCGCTTCCATGGTCACGCCCATGAAGGCGACATCATTTGGCAGGGCCAGCTTTACTCGCCGTTGCAGATCGAGGCCAAAGGTTTCGACATCCGTGGCGACGGCCGCCCAGCCACACCAACGCTGCAGGTGGATGACGAGCTCGGCGGTGTGCGCGGGGCAATCACTGCGCTGTGTTTCCAGTTCCGTGACTTGGCCGGTTCCAGGGTCAAGGTCATCGAGACATTCCGCCACTTCCTGGATGCGGCCAACTTCCCCGAGGGCAATCCTGAAGCTAGCAACCAAAGCAGAACGAGCCTCTGGTTTATCGAGCAGAAGACAGAGGCGCTGCCCAGCATCTCGGTGACGTTTGCGCTGTCGAGCCCTACCGACATGGAAGGGCAGATGCTGCCCGCCCAGCAGATCACCAAGCTCTGCCGGTGGGCCTGCCGTGGCGGGTACCGGCAAGAGGCTTGCGCCTACACAGGGGCTGCGATGTTCGACAAGAAGAACCAGCCCACGGATAACCCGGCTCTGGACCGCTGCGGCGGTTGGTGGAGCAGTTGCAAAATCCGGGGTAACACCCGCCGCTTCGGTGGATCCATGGGCGCAAGCCTTATCGCAAGTTCGAGGTAGTCATGCGCATCAGTCAAAAATTGCAGGATGAGATCCGCGCACATGCCGAGCGGGCTTATCCGGCCGAGGCTTGCGGGGTGCTGGTGAAGTCTGCCGAGGGCCGCGAGTACGTGCCGTGCGCGAACTTGGCGACCACGCCGCGAGAGCACTTCCAGATCGATCACCGGGACATGGCCAGCGCCGAAGATCGCGGCGAAGTGCTGGCGATCATCCACAGCCACCCGGATAAAGCGCCGACGCCGAGCATGGCTGACCGGGTCAGCTGCGAGTTGCACGAGCTGCCCTGGGGTATTGTGGGTTGGCCAGGCGGTGACATTGAATGGTTCAAGCCGTCCGGCTTCCAGGCACCGCTGCTGGGCCGCGACTTCTCCCACGGACTGCTGGATTGCTGGGCCGCCTGCCGCGACTGGTACGCGCGCGAGGCCGGCCTTCAACTACCGAACTTCGAGCGCACCGACCTGTGGTGGGAGCAGAAAGACGGGCCCAGCCTCTACGAAGACAACTTTCAGGCGGTCGGCTTTTACCAGGTGACTGAGGCCCAGCGCGGCGACATGCTGGTGCTGCAGGTTCCTACACCCGGGCGTGAATGCTATTTCCCCAACCATGCCGCTATCTATCTGGGTGAGGATCCGGCGTTGATCAGTGAGCCGGCCCCGTCGCTCGGCGGGTTTGGCCCGTTTATCTATCACCATATGGCTGGCCGCCTGGCTGTGCGGGAGATCTATGGTTGGTCGTTGGCCAACCGGGTGAAGCTGATTCTTCGGCACAAGGACTACCGCCCATGACCATGCGCACCATCAAGCTCGGCGGGGTGCTGGGCAAGAAGTTCGGCAAGGAGTACCGGCTTGACCTCTATGGCATCCACGACGCCATGACCGCGCTCTGCATGATGAAGCCTGGCTTCGAGAAGTACATGCGCAGCGCCGAGGAACGCGGCATGGTCTTCGCGGTGTTCGTCGACGAGCGAAACATCGCCGCTGAGGAGCTCGGTATGGTTGGCCGGAGGGAAGGCGATATTCGGATTCAGCCAATCATTCAGGGGAGCAAGCAGGCCGGCCTGTTCCAGACCATCCTCGGAGTTGCTTTGATCGTTGGCGGCTTGTTCACCGGGGGCACGACTTCGACCCTGGGTATGGGGCTTCTGGCCGCTGGTGCGGCGGTAGGTCTGGGCGGCATGGTGCAGATGCTTTCGCCTGCCACCAAGACCACCACCGACAACCAGAACGACGACGGCAATAATCCCAGCTACGGCTTCGGCAGTGCAGTGACGACCATCGCCCAGGGCAACCCGTACCCATTGCTGTACGGAGAGCGCGAGGTCGGCGGCGCGGTTGAGTCGGGGGGGATCTACACCCAGGACAACATCTGATTCAACCAAAACCACCACCCGCTTCGGCGGGTTTTTGCATTCTGGAGGGCGCATGAGCGCAGTTGCAAAAAAGGCGTCCCGCGCAATCAACCCGAAGCGCCGCGCCGTGATTGGCAGCAAAGGCGGCCAGGCCAAAGAGAAAAAGCCAAGCATTGCCCAGAACAGCGTGCCGTCGATATCCACTGCGCGCATCGTGTATATGTGGAGCTGGGGCCCCATCGTCGGCCCGGTCGATGGCCTGCGTTCGGTAAAGCTGGACGGAACGCCTATTCAGGGCGAGGACGGTACGCTCAACTACCCCAGCGTTAAATGGCAGTTCCGCAGCGGCGAGCTCAACCAGGAGCGCCTGGAAGGAATCACCGAGGCCAGTAACGAGATAGACGTAAAGCAAGAGTTGATATTCGGTACGCCATGGTTGCATACCGTGACCAACCAAGTGGCCGATGCGATTCGCCTCCGCCTGAGCTGGCCAACGCTTCGCAGTCAAGACGCCGCCAATAACATCGACGGCGTGCGAATCGATTACGCCGTGGATATTGCTACGGACGGCGGGCCATACGTTGAGGCCCTTGTTTCGTTTGTTGATCGTAAGAACGTCACCGAGTATGAGCGCGCGCACCGTCTGGAACTGCCAGACGGAAGCCGCTGGACAATTCGTGTTCGCCGCCTGACTCCGAATGCCAACTCCGACTTGGTAGCCGATCAGATGGTGATCAAGGCCATCGCGGAAGTTGTCGATAGCGATCAGGAATACCCGCTCACCGCCGTCAGTGCCATTGAGTACGACGCCCAGACCTTTGGTGGCGATATCGCCAAGATCGCGGTTTTGATGCGTGGGCGCATTGTCCGTGTGCCCAGCAACTATGACGCAGCGACTCGCACCTACGCGACAGCGGGCAGCGGTACAAGCAACGGCATTTGGGATGGCACGTTCAAAGAGGCCTACACCAACAACCCTGCCTGGGTGTTCTACGACCTAGTGCTTCACCCGTACTACGGCCTTGGCGATCGCATTGATGCCACGATGGTTGATCGCTGGTCGCTCTACCGCATCGCGCAGTACTGCGATCAGATGGTACCGGACGGCAAGGGCGGCATGGAGCCGCGCTTCACCTGCAACCTTTACCTGCAGAAGCAGGCCGAGGCCTATGCCGTGCTGCAGGACCTGGCGTCGATCTTTCACGGGCTGGCCTACTGGGACGGTAGTCAGATCGTGGTCAACGCCGATATGCCGGGCGACCCGGTGTACACCTACAACCAGACGCAAATCCTGAGCAACGGGGCGATCAAGTACGAGGGCACCCGCGCACGCGACCGCCATACGTTGTACATGGTTGCTTGGGACAACCCAGCGCAGGGCTTTGAAACCGACAAGGAGCCTGTGTTCGACGATGAGGCTATGGTCGAGCTGGGTGGGATCGTTCGCGAAACATCCGTGAGCGCTATCGCCTGCACGTCACACGGCCAGGCCCAGCGCGCCGGTCAGTGGGCAGCCCTGACGGAGAAATTGCAAACCCAAGGCGGTGTTTTCCGTGTCGGCTTGGATGGCGGCATTCCCAAGCCTGGCCAGGTCATTGCCGTGGCCGATCCTATGCTGGTCGGCCGGAACAATGGCGGGCGCATCTCGGCCGCTGCTGGTCGACTGGTGACGCTCGACCGGGACACGGTAGTGCCGGTTGGTGCACGCTTGATGGTCAACCTGCCCAGCGGCAAATCTGAAGCCCGTGTAGTGAAGTCCGTGGCAGGCCGCACTGTCACTGTTATGGCAGATTACAGCGAGCAGCCTCTACCGGAGAGCGGTTGGATTCTGGATTACGAAGACTTGAAGCTGATGCAGTTCTACGTCCGCAACGTCACGCGGCCGGAGTGGCATCAGTACCAGCTTGAAGTGATCCAGCATGACCCAAGCAAGTTCCCCGCAATCGATAACGGGGCTGTGGTGGACACACGACCAATCACCGGTATTCCGGTGGGTACGCAGGATGCACCGGGTCGGGTCATGCTGAGCCAGAACGTCGTGATCGAGCAGGGGCTCGCCGTTACGGTCATGTCTATCGCGTGGGATGCGGCGCCAGGCGCAGTGGGTTATGACGTTGAATGGAAGTGGGGGGCTCGTGAGTGGGTGCCGGTGCCTCGCACTACCGAACTCATGGCCGACGTGCGCGGAATCTACTCTGGCCAGTATATGGCGAGGGTCAGGGCAGTAAGTGCGCTCAACGTATCGTCGATCCCGAAAACCTCGGCGCTAACCAACCTGGAAGGGAAGGTCGGCCTGCCGCCGGCGGTGTCGTTCCTGACCACCACCAGCCTGATCTATGGCATCGGTATTCAATGGGGTTTCCCACCAGGTGCCGAGGACACGCAGCGGACGGAGCTTTGGTACAGCCAGTCTCCCGCTCTGGAGACCGCCACCAAGCTCAGCGACCTTAGCTATCCACAAGCATCGCATGAGATGCACAGTCTGTTGGCTGGGGCGAGCCTGTTCTTCTGGGCGCGCTTGGTGGACCGCACGGGTAACGTCGGGCCTTTCTTTCCGGTGACCGGCGCCGTCAACGGCCGGGCCAGCTCGGATCAAGCTGAGTATGAGAAATACTTTGCAGACAAGATCGGCAAGGGGGCGCTTTACCAGAGCTTGCGAGAAGAGATTGAGTTGATCTCGGGCAATGGGCCTGAATCAGTGAATGCTCGCCTTGCGGAGGCCAAAGCGGAGCTTGAGGGGTTGCTGGGCCAGATCACGGGCGCTAAGCCGTTCAATCCTGACCTGCCTTACCCTGCGGATTCTTTTGTCCAGCTGGACGGGCATATCTACCAGGCTATCCACGCAGTGCCGGCCGGCGTCACGCCTCCGGATGCGAACTACTGGAAAGACATCGGGACGATTCTCGAAACCACGAACGCGCTCACTCAGCAGATTGCTTTGGTCAGCACCAAGATCGAAGAAATCGACGGCAAGATCGTTGCTACCACCACATCGGTAGAGGCGCTGCGTTCGGCGGCCCGCGGTGATGACGGCAGTGGAGACCTGGCCGGAGCCTTGAAGGCGTGGACGTCGACAGCTGACCTGGCAGTTGAGCGAAAAACCCGCGCAACTGAAAGTGATGCAATGGCTCAGCAGTTGATCACGCTCGGGGCTCAGGTGGGAGACAACAAGTCAGGGCTGACGACTCTTGAGCAGGTTGTCGCCTCCAATCGGGAGACAGCAGCAACCCAGGTCACGCAGCTCAAGAGCGGGCTCACGGCAGTTGCAGGCCTCGTTGACGAGCAGGGCAAGACGATTGCAGGGCAGGGCAGTGCGATTGCAGGCCAGGCCGAGGCAATCACTGGGCTCGATACCAAGGTCACCAACTTGGACGGACGGGTCACGGCTCAGGCATCCAGTAATGAATCGCTGCGAGCTTCTGTGCGTGGTGACGATGGTGCTGGCGAGCTGGCTGGGGCGTTGAAGGCGTATGAGTCCACCGCAAGTATCGCCCAGCAAATGCGCGTTGAAGCATCTCGCGAAGTCGCTACCGCTGAACGGTTGACGACATTGCAGGCTGGGGTTGATGACGCGAAAGGGCTTATCCAGCAGGAGGAAAAGATTAGAGCCACCGCGATAGATGTGCAGGCGAAGCGGACTGATACCGTCCAAGCCAGCCTTGGACAGACAAACGCCTCTGTTCAGCAGGTAAGTCAGGCAGTGGTAGGGCTTGACGGTAAGGTGTCCGCTCAGACCACGATCAAAACTCAGACCACGGCCAACGGTAAGAAAGTAATGGCGGCCCTGGCATTGGGTAGTGACGGAGAAACGTCGGAGATCCTGGCGTTCGCCCAGCGCTTTGCCATTGTCGATGAGGCCAGCGGCGTAGAAACTTTCCCTTTTGTGGTTTCTGGAGGGCAGGTATTTATCAGTTCGGCAGTGATCAAGACCGGCATGATCACTAACGCCATGATTGGTGATTACATACAGTCAAATAACTACGTGGCTGGAGTCTCTGGGTGGAGGCTCTCCTTTGACGGAACATTTGAGATGAACGGAAATATTGCTGGCCTTGGGACTATGAGGCTAACCAATACATTCCTTAAATTCATTTACGCCAACGGTGTGGTTGGTATTGACCTGAGCCTTTAAAATGGTCGGATTAGTTATTCGAGATCGCGATACAGGTCTGGTTAAGGTCGATATGACCATGAACATTAGCCAGACCCAGGGGTCAGTGGTCACCAACTCTGCAAACGGTTCAATACCTATCCCACCGCCACCAGCAGGTAAGACTCAGTTTTCAGTCGTTGTCCCACTTCAGGATCTGCAATTGGAAAAAGGAAAGCTCCCTGCAGCGGTTATCGCCAACGGTGTTCTTTCCTGGGTCTACCGCTATAACACCAATGGCTGGGGTAATTTTTCCGCCAATTGCATTATTTACTACGGTTATTATTAATGGCTAATCTCGTAGTTAAAAAACAGGATGGCAGCCTTTTATTTGATACAGGAAAAATAACATATGGATTAGTGAAAAGCGGAAACCTTCGCGTCATCGAGACATGGTGGCGGCGGAATTTCAAAGGTGGCAACGTTGATCCTAATTGGGGCGGTAATTGGACAGGGTCGGGTGTCAGCCCTAACGTGGCTTTGTCGGACGTGATTTATGGGTTCACTGTCGTCGGGGCTACCTCTCCAATTGTATTTCTCACTGGGAGCGGTTGTTTGCAGGGAACAAAGATCTCTGGCGACTCGATGACATTTCTCTACACCAATGCAAGCGTTAGCACTAAGTTCTATTGTTTTGATTTAATGAAAGATACACTCGCTGGATCGCCATATCTAAAAACACGGCAAGCCGATGGCTCAATGACATTTAATTCTCTGCAATTGGCATTGAATGTGGTTGCTGCCATCCAAGCCCCCGCGCCTACTGGAACTCAAGAAACGCTATACCCAATACCGTCAGGAAGCAGACCCTACGCAAATGCTGTTCTAACTGTAGAGCAACGCCAGACGCCACCCAGTTACCAGTCAAATATATTCACCGCCAAGGTTACGATAAACATAAAGGCCGGCGTCGAGTATGCAGCCTATCTGCCCTGGAGCCGAGGCTGTCAAATCTGGCTTTATGGTGTCAATGAGACGAAGAATACATACCGTTACGGTGGAAGCGAAGGATGTGGCGGGACTGTTGGTGGTATTCAGTTTATGTTCGGGCCGGCAGGAGGGACCCCCGAAGATTACCCAGTTGTTGTGACGGGTACTCCAATGCCACCAAGCTTTTCGCAAGTGCCGACGGATCGGCTGCCCACTGCTTTGGTCATCGAAACGGCAAGCCTGCCATTTCCGTTTAATTAAACAATCAGCTTAACGAGCCCGCCGAGTGCGGGTATTTTTTTGCCTGGAGAGACTTATGGCTTCTTGGTACACGGAAGGAACAGTCGCAGTTACTAACGGGAGCACTGTCGTAACTGGGACAGGGACAAAGTTTTCTAATGCTCGTTCTGGGGACATGTTTGCCGGCCCTGATAATGGGATTTATCAGGTGATCAACCCGTTGAGTGAAACGGCCATTTCGATCTCGCCAGCCTATCGAGGGGCGACAGCGACCGGCGCTGCGTACGGTGTTGTACCGGTCAACGGCTATCCCAAGGCGCTGGCTGATGCAGTGAACCTGATGGTTCAACAATGGGGCTCCACCCTGGCAGGGCTTGGCCCTCTGTCGAGCGCCGCTATTGCGCCAGTCGCCAACGGCGGTACCGGTGCCTCGACAATTGTGGGGGCTCGGGCTGCGCTGCAGTTGAAAACCGGTGCATTGGCTGATGTTGTTGGCGTCGTCGCCAGCGGCGCGATCCTGGAGTCGGGAACCAACGCGAATGGCAGTTACACCAAATTCGCTGATGGCACCTTGATCTGCACTAACACGATTTTGGTAACAGCCACCATCGCGCCTGGCGCATCGATCAGTCCTTCTATCACCCCGGCTCATGCCTTCGTAGGCTCCCCGCTGGTCTCGACTGCGCTGGTGTTCTACACCGCAGGGCAGGGTGCGCAGATTTACGCATCAAAACAGTTCTATGGACTGTCGGGGTCATTCATCAACACGGGGGTCTCGGCGTCTGCGTCGTTCCCAAGCTTCACCGCTTTGGGCAATAACACTGCCTATTCCTATGAGTTTCGATTTAGCGCTATTGGGAGATGGAAATCATGATTATTAAATTGTCGCCACAGCGGCGAGATGACGAACTGATCGTTTCCAAGCGCAGCGATGTGCTGACTATCAATGGTGAGCGCTTCGACTTCCGCGGAGTGCCTGAAGGTGCAGTGCTGCCGGCCTCAGCTGTGGACTGCGACTTTGTTGTGGGTGATATCACGCGTATCGACGGTGAGTTGACGCTGACCCTGCTGTTGCCGTGCGGCGATGATGCCTCACCCGCAGCGAATTACCCCGCCGATATCGTCAACCCGTCAGACGGCAAAGTGAGTCTTCCCCAATGAGCAATATCGATTTCAGCAAGATGGTCACCGCCGAGCAACGCCATGCGGATGAAGAGCGTGCCACCCTTGAGTCTGTCCTGGCTTCGCGCCGTGCTGCCTACCTGTCCGAGTCAGACCCGCTCAGGTTGGAGGCCGACTATGACGCCTTGAGCCGTGGCCTTGAGCCTGACTACACCGCGTGGCTGGCCTCAGTGGCCGCGATCAAGGCGCGCTTCCCGCTGCCGGTGAGCGCCTCCGCCTTAGACGCCTAAAGCTACCAGTACACCGCCACCCGCCTTGAGCGGGTTTTTTTATGCCTGGAGAAAGCCATGCCTATTACTGAAAGTCGCGGGGTGCGCAACCGCAACCCGGGCAACATCGATTACAACCCGGCAAATCAATGGCAAGGACAGCTCAAGCCAGATCCGGCCATTGAGAAGCGCTTCGCCCGCTTTGACACTGCCGAAAACGGTATCCGCGCCCTGGGCAAGCTGCTGCTGACCTACCAGCGCAAGCATGGTTTGAAAACCGTAAAAGCGATCATCAGCCGGTGGGCGCCGTCGGTAGAGAACGATACCGCCGCGTATGTGCGTGCCGTTGAAGCGAACACCGGCACCCGGCCTGGCGCCGAGATCGACCTGGCCCGGCCGGCGGTGATGGCGGGATTCGTCAAGGCGATCATTCATCACGAGAACGCAGGGTATGCCTACCCTGATGCGGTGCTGGCGGAAGGCGTGCGGCGGGCGCTGTCATGACGTCGGTGCAGAAGCTGGTCGGCCTAGTGGTGCTGATCCTGGTGCTGATGGCCGGTGCCGCCGGCGTTACCTGGCAGGTTCAAGACTGGCGCATGGGCAATAAGCTCGCCGAGCAGGCCGGCCTGCACAAGGATGACCTGGCCGCGATCAGCAATGCCGCTGCCGCCCAGGCCCGCGACGAGCAGGGCAAGCGCCTAACCCTCGAGCAGCGCTTGAGCGAATCCGACCAACAACACACTAAGGAATTATTCGATGCCCAGCGCAACCATGCTCGCCTGCGTGACCAGCTTGCTACTGCTGATGTCCGGCTGTCAGTCCTCATCGAGGATACAGCCAGTGGCTGCAACGTGCCTTCCGCCCCCGGCGCCGTCGGCATGGTTCATGCAGCCCGTCGAGCCCAACTTGACCCGGCGGATGCTCAGAGAATTATCCGCATCACCGACGACGGCGATAATGCCCTGATTGCCTTGCGTGCGTGCCAGGCGTACGTCAGAGGGATTGCGCATTGAGGCAACTGAACTAGTCTCTGTGGGTGCGTTCTTACTGGGCTCAATGAACTATTGATAGGGCGAGATGGATAGGCGGCTTGCAGGTCTCTCGTTTCTGCTGACGCTCGGCTGGGTTGCCGCCGTGGCTTTCGTCATGTGGTATTTCTCAAAGACTTAGGCTAATGGCTGCTTGTACACGCTAAGCTCAACCAGCAGTCGCTGATTCTCCCTGAGCAAATGGTCGCGCTGCCCGGTGACAATCTTCACGCTTTGCACCGAGGCAAACGAGTACTGCTCTTCCAGCGTGCTGATCTTTTCAAGTGCCTCAGCGAGCTTTGCTTCTGTCTCTGCCTTTCCAGTCATCAGCAGGTCATTCATCTGCACCAAGCCAGCGATATTCGCCCGCGCTCGACGCAGCATACGCTCAGTCTCCACCAGCTCATCCACGAGGATTGAGCACTGGTGCTGGTACATCTCCAGCGGAGTGGGGCAACCGAGCCAATCTTCGGTGTCCATGTCAACGTTCATAGCGTGATTCTCAAATACTGTATGTGCGTACAGTAATCGAGGTGTATAAGTTTTGGGAGTGGTGTTCGTCGGCAGGACGCCGGGGAGGGTGCGTGACTTTTGCGTGACTCTCTCACGCACTTGTAAGCTCTTGTGGGCATTCGATTGCAGCGAGCGCCAGTAAAAACAGCCATTTCACAAGGGCTTACGGTGTTGCTGCGTGCATGGGGTGCTAGGGGTAGAGTGTTCGAATCACTCCGTCCCGACCATTATTCCTGAGTAAAATCAGACACTTAAGCCGATCAGCTAGATCGGCTTTTTTGTGCCTGCGCAAAACCCGCGAAAAACTACCTGGTGATTTCACTGATATTCAGGTCCGGAACTGCCTCGGACCAGATGATTTCCTCATGGTCTCGCTGGTATTTTTTGGTCATGCCCTCGCTCGCATGACCCGCAGATCTTCTGCCCCTCGAAACGCATGCCTAGGATGTCGGTCCGCCGCTGAGCGGTGATAAGCGCCAGGCCGATTGGCGTTCTGTAGCCAGGCAGGCGACTTTTTCCCTGATAGCCTTCAGGCCCTCAACGGTGTGCCGCTTGCGCTGCTTCTTCTCGACTCGTTTGATGGTGCTGGCCGCTGGGTTGTCCGGGCAGAGGCTCTTGGCTGCGGCGTGGTTGAAAAAGTCGACCAACGGCGCGCGGCATTGGTTGGCTGAGCGCGGGGTGAACCATGATCCCAACATGCTCGACGCTGATTACCGGGATGGGGCTGACGAAGCTGGAAGCTCTGTGGCGGGAGCGGGACGCAGACCTGCTGGCTTAGCAGGTAGCAATGACGATAGCCCGGCCCAGCGCCGGGCTATTGTTTCGCCTCAAGGCAACCCGACTGGTAGGTAATCCATAGCCTTTACCGGGCGGGGCTGCTTTCGGCTCCGGGTTCATACGGATGGGCGTGCAGATCGGCATCAACTCTGTTCTCAGCGCGGCCTTTTCCGTTGAAATCGCCCAGTCGACGACCGAGACCAGCAGAGGTGTCCGCTTGCATGGGGCGCCAGGGGGCGGGTGTTCGAGTCACTCCGTCCCGACCATATTATTCAATGAATTAGCCCAATCGGTGACGGTTGGGCTTTTTCAGGGAAGAAATGCCCTTCCCAGCATCCGTCGCCATTTTTCATAATCACCACACACCAAGGAAATTTCCCACATCCAACGCAGGTACCCCGTTGTTACGCTCCCACTCTTTGACCTAACTTCAAGGAGTTACCTGATGACAAAACGTCTAGCCGCCGAGTTCTTCGGCACATTCTGGCTGGTACTGGGCGGTTGCGGCAGTGCCGTTCTGGCTGCCGCCTTCCCTGAGCTGGGCATCGGCTTTGTCGGCGTGGCCTTGGCATTTGGCTTAACCGTATTAACCATGGCCTACGCCGTCGGCCATATTTCCGGCGGGCATTTCAATCCCGCGGTCACCCTGGGTTTGCTCGCCGCCGGGCGGATTGACGGCAAGGACGTGGCGCCCTACATCCTCACTCAGGTCTTGGGCGCGATTGCAGCTGCCGGGGTGTTGTACCTGATCGCCAGCGGCAAGGCCGGGTTTGATGTGTCGGCGGGGTTTGCCACCAATGGTTATGGTGAGCACTCTCCAGGTGGCTTCTCGTTTCTGTCAGTGGTGGTCACCGAGTTTGTACTCACGGCGTTTTTCCTGCTGATTATCCTGGGTGTTACCGATAAAAAGGCGCCGGCCGGTTTTGCGCCGCTGGCCATCGGGTTCGCCCTGGTCTTGATTCACCTGATCAGCATTCCGGTGAGCAATACATCGGTTAACCCGGCGCGTAGTACGGGCGTGGCACTGTTTCAAGGCGATTGGGCGATAGCCCAGTTGTGGGTGTTCTGGGTGGTGCCTTTGCTCGGTGGCGTGTGTGGTGGGCTGGTGCACAGGTTCGTGTTGGCGACAAAACAGTAA